TGAGGGAAAAATGAAACGCCTGATACTTCATCAAAATATTTATATACCCAAGCACCTACTTCCATCCATTCGTGTTCTTTGACAGTGATGGATACGGATGGCTTGTGTTCACACCAATAACGCTGATAAGTGAGCCATAATTCTAGCTGCTCAATGGCGTTCATTTGTGTTCTAGTTACTGCACCTGTTGGTGCTTTCATAGGAAAACTAAACACTGTTGTTGATTCAGGTTTCGTTACATCAGGTTCAGCAGGTATGCCTTGAGATATAAGAAACTGTGTTATAGGATCTTTATTGTCTCCGCGAACAGTACGTATGTAATATGGATTGTGCCTAGCATGTATACCTGATGCCGCGTCAGTAAGCTGTGACACAGTGCCACTAGGCTTAACGCAAGTTACTGCAGTAGACTGTGATATCCCTAACTGCTTTGCTATGGCTGCATTAGTACGAATTGCTTCGTCTTTTAACACACCTAAAAGTATAGGCAACTTTTCACCGTTAGTAGAAGTCATAACATTGTCCATAATACCCGTCAAAGACACACCAAGTAAACGCTCTTCCTCTGTGTTATCTTTCCATACCTTGCGTAGATACTTAAAGTTAGTCAGTGTAGCTTGGAACGTGCCAAGTATTGTAGCAAGCCTCACCTTTTCTTTTAACGTATCCATAGTGTCATTCTCACGGATGACTACTTCAGATAGGTTACAGAACTGATAGGGGCGTAAAATAATCTCAGAGCAAGGGTTGCACCCAAAGTCATGCTCTGTATCTCGCCTACCATTCTTAGCTGCTTGTTTAACTGCAGACTGACGATTAAAGATACCACGCTCACCAGACTTGCTGTCATAAAGGGATAGCCACTCACGCATAAATGTACCCATCTCTGGCTTAACTTTATATGCTACAGAGTTGTTTGCCAATGCACGTTGACCTTCATTCTCCCACCATTTACCTGATTTAGCATGTGCCATTTGGTCATCGTTAAGATTAGATAAGCTAATAAGTGCCGACCTACGCACACCACCCACGACTACAACCTCACCAATCTTACACATGATATCGTGACACTCAATCGGATAAAGTCTGCGACCTGCTGCACCCTTAAACTTCTCAACACAGAAATTAAATAACTCAACCAATGGTTGTGGACCTGATGCCCTACCGCCAAATGTCTTTAGTCTAGCACCTGCAGGGCGTACCTCTGACACATCCCATGCTGGTATTTGTCCTGCATATAACATAGCAAGTAGTTCCTTTAAAGACTTTGCCCAGCCGGGTCTGCTGTCACCTACCTTGATAACTGTGTCAGTCTTATAGAAATCCTCTGCCACCATAGGTAGCTTTTCAATGTTGTGACGCTCTACACTAAATCCCACACCTGTACCACACATTAGTATGTACATAGTCTCGTCAAACGCACGAGGGCTATCCACAGGCACATAAGAACAGTTGTATCCACCTACATGGCATCTGTCTAGTGCAGGGCCACTGGTCATCAACGCTCTCATACTAGGCATGACGCTTATGTTAAGCACAGCCTCTTCTAACTCTGCCCGTAGTTCATCAGATAGTTTATAGTCACACTTGTCTGCTAGATGCTGATCCATATAATCAAAGTATCTGCATACAGTTTCACTCCATGTCTCTCTACGTTGCTCGTCTTCTTTCCAACGTGCATAACGTGATAGGGCTATAAAGTTTTGGTAGTCTGTTGGTAATTGGTTGTTTATCATATCTCACTCCGTAATTGTTCTAATGTGTTTAATATTAGCCCCATCTATATCATGGAAATATTCTTGTAGGCTATCTTCTAATTCTTCTCCTACCCTACCATCTGCAGGTACGGGATACTCATCATCATCTACCTCAATGGTTATGAACATTTTAACTTTTATCACTTGCCATAACCTCTTCTATCAACTTGTCTAAATACCACTTAGCCTTTTGCAGATCCTCTAGTGGCTTGTCTTTGTAATCAAATCTCCATAAATATTTCATAACATTACCCTGCAAGTAATACTTAAACCCTGTATCTGTGGCTGCAGAGATAGCATGTATACACTCAATACCTGTTTGATTGTAATGGGGTGGGCTGTTTACCATATCAACAACATTATCACTCTGTTTATTTGCTTGTGCCATACGTAACTCCTCATGTGCTATCATTGCTTTCATAAAATCTTCATGTCTACTCATGCTGACCCCTTAGTTTTAGTTGAAAAATCTATCTTAATGACGTTGCCATCATACACCTTTTCAACTTTATTTTCAAGTTCTTTTTCTAATTGTATTTCAATATCTACTTCATCATCCATAGATTTTACATACTCGTGCATTACATTTCTAATGGTTTCTATTTCTTCCATAATAGGCACTGAAGCACACATCATTTTAACTAAATGCATTATACTATTATAAGCATCATCATCAAGAGGATTACCAGATAAAGTTATTATAGATAAATCAATCTCACCAGACCAAACATCCTCTTCGTCTAAAAAAGGACGAACTCGTATTATGTAATCCTCATCGTTTAGTTTTTTCATCATTTGTTCTTTGTCCATTACATTCTCCTTTTCACTGTGGAACTAGGGTGAAGTGTAAACTTAGGATGTTTATCTTTACCTTTTTCTTTTATCCAACATTCGGGTATGATCCTGTCATAGTATCTAAACTTGTGTCTTACACACCACATTGCATAACTTGTCTTAGATCCCTTTCTAATTTTTGCATTACTATTTTCAAATACAAAACGTATATCTAAATGAGGATGTTGTTTACGCACTAACAAATGTTTACGGCGATCTGCAGCAGTAAACCTTCCCTTAACTTCTATAATGATACCGTTGTAAAGAATGAAGTCGGGGGTGTAAGTTCTATACGCTACGTCTTCCCATTCTATTTTGATAGACTCGTATCTAAACTTAACCTTGTCCGACTTCAGCTTATCAGATATGGTTAGCTCTAGTCCACTGCGAAAACCATACTTACGTGCTACTCTAAATTGATTACCGTTAACCAACGTCACGCCATGAGATAAAAGGGCTACCCCGATATCCTAAAGCCTGTAGCTCTTCGCGCAAGACCTTATCTGCTTCATTACGCGCTGATATCGCCGCACGTAAACCTGCAGTCTTCCGTTCACGATACTCCTTCCTAAGTTCCGCAAGATGTGCCTCTGCTTCTTTAATTTGTTCTGCGAGTTCATTTACTTCAATCTCCATTTATATATACTCCTTTGCTAATTTAACATATGCCACGATGGGCGGGTTTTTTGCCTGTGATTTTACAGCAGGTCTTTCCACCAAAGAAGGCCAGCAGTCAAAGCGATAAGAACAAAACTTGCAGCCAGTATTAAGCACAGTATTGCCTGTCTCCTTGCCTCTAAACTTCTCTGGTACTGGTTGAAAACGCTTTTCAAACTTATTCTCCTTTACTGTTTCAACAGTCTTCTTAATATGTGATATCTCTCTATCAATGTCAAGACCTGTAGCTGGTATATATTTAAACTGCCCATTAGCTTTGTTTACAACCCACCAACCGCCAGCCTTTTTACCTAACGCTTTTGCGTAACCAGCTAACTGGGCCACATACCCGAAACCATCACCGCTGGCAAGACTGTCATAGGATTCAAACTTGTTTCTGTATGACCAGTCTGAAGCTGATTTAATATCATCAACTGCACCATCAATGATGAGGTCATAACTACCAGAAACGCTATCGTCACCAAGGTCAAGAGAAACTTTATCCGTGTCTTCATATTTAACTCCTGCTTCTTTTAGTATAGCTTTAAACACTGCTTCAACGATATCGCCAAGCATCATGTTCATAACAAATGTAGTTGGTAGAGGTATAGCTGCCTCTGGTTTATTCTTGTCATACCAGAGTTGGCAAGTTGGTCTACCTACATTAGACATACGCAGACCAAACTTGTCACGCTTGCTCCCCCCACCGAACTGACGTTTGAGTGCGAAGGCCACGTCAGACGCTACTTGTTTTATGGTATCGTCAGCCATAGATGACTTACCTTTTGCAGCGTTTTCCATGTATTGATGTAACGCCAGTTCAGCAGGGTGATTCATTAGGCTACCTCGTCTTCTTCAATGTCAATGATGTCATTTAACTGCATGTCAAAGTCTTCATCATCTTCTACCTTTGAAGATTTCTCTGCCCACTTGTTGATAATATACTCATTATAGTTTTGTAACCAACCCATAAACTCACCAAACAAAAGCTGATCTTCATCGGTGATCTCAATAGAATTAGTGATGTCTAAGGATGGAGAGGGTACATAGTAGTCGTTACCACTTGGGATCTTACGCAACTCAGTATTAAGAGTTACATTATGCTGTGGTGGTAGACGCTTCATCTTACCAAGCTGTGTAAAGATACCACCAACAGTCTTAAATGCTTCTTTATTTTCTACTTCCCAAATAAAGTTGCTAGTGGTTTCTTCCACAGGTTTACCATTTTCATCTTTAGGATTTACTAAATGGATAGCACCAAAGACTACACGTACACGCTTAATAGACTTAATTAAGTCCTTATCCTTTTGAGGCAGGGCGTTGTAGTCTTGTATCCAACCAGCAGGTTTGCCACAGTTAAATCCACCATCGTCATCCTTCAAGTCAATGTTTAGGTTATCAGCCATAACAGTTTTAACATAACGATTGGGTGAGCCACCCTGCCCCATAACAAACTTCTTATACATATAGCGTTGCAGGAAGGGACGAATAACAGCAGACTCTGCGTAGTGCGTAGGCCCATCTGGTATTTCTAACTTGTATGTACCAGCTTTAACTAAAATAGATTCAGCACCAAGAATAGCTTTATGCTGTATACGTAGCCTAGATAGGAACATACCTTTCTTAGCAGTAGTATCGTTAGCCATACCCATAGCTTTAGCCATTTCAGCAAAGTTATTAGTATTTATTGTAGTAAGTTCACTCATATATTTACTCCTTTCACTTGTAAGATGCATAGTTATATCAGGTTATTTCCTTCGTGTCAAGCCAATTCGGACCAATTTTTGCCTCTAAAAGTAGAGGAACATTAAATTCTACACCCCAACGCTGGGTAATTAGGTAAGGCAATGCTTTATTAGTTTCATCTATCACATTGATTACCTGTGACTCTTCATCAGGATGCACGTCAATAACAATACTATCATGCACTGTGTTTACTATACATGATTTCATGTTCTGTAGCAAGTCATCTATGTGCAGCAAAGCGATAGGCACTATGTCTGCTGTAGCAAATGACTGAACAGGGTAGTTCTTTATTTGTGTAAAGTGTGACACACGACCAGTTACTTTACGCACAACGTCAGGAAATGAAAACTCCCTGCCACTTGGCGTGGTAATCTTTTGTGTCTCTATAGCTTCTTTAGCCAGTCGGGAGTGCCATTCTGCGACTCCTCTGTACTTTTGTGTAAAGTGTGTGTAATACTCTGCTTCCGCTGGCGTTCTCCCAAAGCCCGTTGCGCCATAAAGCGGTGCGAACGTGTGAGCCTTCGCAGTCTGGCGATCCGTAGGTTGACCAGCATCGGTAATAACTTTAGCGGTATATGAGTGTACATCAAATCCAGTAGATACTTCATTTATTGCAACCTTGTCCTGTGATAAATAGGCAGCAGTTCTAAACTCAAGCTGTGCAAAGTCAGCTTCCATAATCTTGCCACCAGCAAATCGTGACACAAATACTTTCTTAACAGGAAACGTGCCGCCACGAGGCATGTTCTGCATATTAGGTTCTGCACCAGAGAAACGTCCAGTGGCTGTACGATGCTGCAATAGACGCACATGTAACTTACCATCCTGCTTAGTATACATCTGGATGCCCTCAATAAAAGAGGATAGATATGTATCTACAGCAGATAGTCTACGTACCTTATACAAGAAGTCAACAGCATCATCCATACCGTGTTGCTTCGCAGCAGACTCTAATATCTCTAAGTTTTGTTTAGATGTACTAAACCCATTTGCACTTGACCACTTTGGTGATGGTGGCTTGAACTTTAAGCCAGCTACATCTTCACATGAATATAGATTGTAACCAGCACCATCACAGTGTGGACACCTACTATCTCTAGCAAATGGCATACCATTCTTTTTAGTTTTTCTAATATATCCTGTGCCTTTACAAATAGCACACTGTTCAGCACTTGTTTTATACAAACGATCTGTATCCTTTTTAATTAGTCTACGAAATTCTTTATCATCCATGTATGGATCAATAGCATTAATCCAATGCTGTTTGTCTTTAACCTTACGACTATATATTACCCAAGACAATTGCTCTGGGCTGTTTAGATTTATTGGGGTGTCTCCCATTAGCTTGCGAACGTGGGCTTGTAGGTCATCTATTAGTTGCTTCTTTTCTTGTTCAAATTCTTCACGCACAGTTTCTAGTGCAGTCTTGTCAACAGTGAAGCCACGCTGGTAGATACGTGCAAGACATACAGCCACCTGATTAGTTAGGTTTACAGTGTTCATTAAACCTGCATCTGCTGGTGAATACAGACGCTGTACTAGCTTGTTTGATAGCTGTTGCGTAGCATGTAAATCAGCAGACAGGTACTCACACAGTTCATTGTATGGTATGTCACGGGTGCTAAGACCCTTCTTAAAGTATTCCTTCAACGTGTCTTGTTTCTTAGTGTCCAACTCGTAACGCTCTGCACATGCCTCAAGAGACAGTGGCTCTTTAATACCACGCTGTAGCACATACTCTGCAAGCATAGTGTCAAACACGGGGCCATCATACTTGAAACCTGACTCCCACAACCACATCAAATCATATGCAGCGTTGTGACAGATAAGTATGGTAGCTTCATCCAAATACCACTGCACCCGCTTATAGTAATCCTGCTGGTTGGGTACGTCACAATGGTCAAATGGGAAGTGTCGCTCCACACCTTGGTCAGTTAGTATACCGATCATAGTCAGTGAGTTCTCTGGCTCAAAGGGATCAAGATGCATTTTACCATCACGATTTGTGACTGTGTTCTCAATATCAAGTGTCAGTTTCATTTAATTTCTCCTTATGTTCTTCAAGATACTTAACAGCATTTTTAACTGTTGTCAAGTCATCACGAAACCCACCTAGTCCATCGTTGCAATGTTTACATATGTACCCACGAAACGTATTAGTATCGTGACAATGATCTAGTACCCAAGTTCCTAATAACTTTTGTCCATACTTATTTACCTCATCTATTGTACGTGTACAGATTGGACACTGATAGCTTGCCTCTTGAGGATATACATTTGTCTTTCTAAGTTCTGCTATGACTTGCCTATGTCCTTTCTGACATGACTTACAAGTTCTTTTTATTTCTGCATCACCTGTTTTTGTATATGACATCTGTTGAAAGTTCTGTATTGGTTGTCTTATGTCACACTTTATGCAGACAAGACCGTCCTCACATAGATCTTCAATAGTGTTATCGTTAAAGAAATCTAACTGACTCAACCTTCATACCTCGCGTTAAGGTAGTTAAGTTCACAGTTAACCATGCCATGCCAGCCATTGAGTTTATTCTTAACAATGTTGACATGTCGTAGAGGGCTTTCTTCTTCCTGCCCCTCAACAGATGGTGACTTGCCAATCAGGATCATTAAGTCTGCCTCTGCTGCTTTACCTGTGCGACTACCTTCCATCATGCTCTGGTTCAATTGCGCCCGACCCTCTGCATCTGCAGATAGCTGTGACATATAGAACACAGCACAGTCATAGGTCTTAGCAATCTGCCTTGCATATATAGCACAAGCCTTGAGTGCTTCATCTGGCCTTGAATAGTTGCCACCTGCACTAAACTTATCACCCATGTCTAACACAAGTATATCAGGATTATAAGACTTGCAAATAGATTCAACCCAAGCCATGTCCCTACCCTGACATTCTTTGATACGAATGTTTTGTGATATAGGATAATACTTAGCAGATGCTTTGGCAAAGTCCTTGCTTATTTCATGGCGTGACATGCCTGACGCAGCATTGAGATATCTCTCTGCCACACGCTTGCCAGACTCTTCGTTACACAAGATAATGCACTGCGCACCCTGATG